CGACATCCAGGCTAACAACAAACTGATTCGCTTCACGCAGGCGATCAATCGCGAGTGGGTTCGCGAGAATATGTTCAGCCCATACATGAGCGATGATGTTAACGCCATCATCCGCCGCCGCATGGAGTTAAAGGCCGGCGGCGAGGTGATGAATATCCCGCTCGTTACCCGGCTGCAGGGCCTCGGTGTTTCCACCGGACCACTGGTCGGCAACGAGGACAAGATCGACGACTACGGCTACCGCATCTGGCTCGAATGGGTGCGCAACGCCGTCGTCACCACCAAGGCCGAAAGCCAGAAGGACAGCGCCGACATTTTCGGGGAAGCCAAGCCGTTGCTGTCGGATTGGCTCTCCGAGGTCACCCGCGACGAGATCATCGCGGCGCTGATGGCGCTGCCAACGGAAAGCCAGCCGGCGGCCGGCGTTCGCGTCAACGGCATCCAGTACGATCTCAGCACGGCGGCGCAGAGGAACACCTGGCGGCTCGATAACGTCGACCGCATTCTCTACGGCGCGGCGACATCGAACTCGGCCACCGACCACGCGACATCATTGGCCAACGTGGACGCCACCGCCGACAAGTTCACGGCGGCCAATCTGTCGTTGCTCAAGCGTGTAGCGATGGGCGCCAACCCGCGCATTCGTCCATACAAGACGCGCTCGGGCTACGAATACTACGTCGCGTTTGCTGGCCTCAACGTGTTCCGCGATCTCAAGATTGATCTGCAAGTGGTCAACAAGGACGCGCGTTCGCGCGAGGGCCGTGAAGTAAACGGCGCACCTGATACCCCGCTTTTTCAAGATGGGGATCAGATTTACGACGGCGTCATCGTCCGGCTGGTGCCGGAAATCTCGTTGTTCGTGAGCAACGTCTGGACCTCGCTCAAGACTGCGGGCAACGGCGGCACGCGCGTCGAGCCGGTGTTCCTGTGCGGCCAGCAAGCGGCAGCGATTGCCTACGGTCAGATGGCCAAGCCCACCTTCCGCAAGGAAGATGACTACGGCTTTATCACCGGCACTGGAATCGAGGCGGCGTATGGCGTTGGGAAAATTTTCAAGAAGCATCCCAAGGCCGGCACGAAGTTAGTGCAATGGGGTGTCGCAACCGGGTTCTTCAACTCGGCTTCGGACTAATAACCCTTAACCGAATAACCCGAATAGGAGAAACCAATCATGGTTGCTAACCTGATGACCAATACGCCGGCCCGCGATGCCTTCAACAACGCGGTGCAGTCCATCGCCGGCCGCATCACTGCGGGCGCCGGTGGTCCGGCCACACTGAGCGTCCAGATCGGCACGCTGCCGGCCGGCGCGCTCATTCTCGGCATCAACACCAACGTGGAAACGGCGCTGGTTGGCACCACGCCGACCTTCAACGTCGGCACCACTGCCACCGGCACCGACATTGCCGCCGGCATTGCGCTGACCGCCGGCACGGTGGTGACGCCAGCAGCAGCGGCGCTCGCCAACCCGCTGACGGCCGACACCCAGGTGTGGGCCAACATCACCGGCACACCCACCGCCGGCGATGCCTTCGTTACCGTGCAGTTCATCAAGCCGGTTTCGTAATGGCCAAGCTCACCTGGCTTGGCACCGAGGACTATCGGGAGGGGGAAACCCCTCTCGAAAGTTGCGTATGGTGCGGCGTGCTGTTCACGGCCTTCGACAAGGTCGAGGTGTCCGACGAGTGGATGATCGCCAAGGCGCGCGGCAACCGCTTTTTCCGGGTGGAGGACAGCAACGGCAATCCGCACCCCGAAACATGGACCAACGATCCGCCGCCGCCGATCGAGGAGCCGCCGCGCTACCCCACCACGCCGCCGGACTATCCGCCCGAGGACGAGCCTGATCGCGAGCCCAACAAGAAACGTCGCGGCCGGCCGCCACGCATAAGGAACAACGGCAATGGCGATTAGCACCTACGGCGATCTCAAGGCCGAGCTATCCGCCTACATGTTCCACCAGCGGTTTGTCGCGCGCTACGACAACTGCACCGGCAACTTTGAGCGCGCCGCCAATCGCCGCCTGCGGGTGCGGCCGATGGAGGCGACCGTACTGCTGACCACGGTCAACGGCGACGTGAACCTGCCGGACGATTATCTGGTCTGGCGCACGGTGCGGCCGATTTTCGCTGCAGGATCGCCGGACGCGCTGATGCTTCACCCGCCATATGACGAAATCGACTATGTGCATCCGGCCTATCTGCCGCCGGTCGGCCGCGGCTACGATCGGCTGTTCACCATCGAGGGCAATACGTTCAAGGTTCGGCCCGTTGACGATCGCACTGGCGCTTTTGAATTCCACTACTACCGGAAAATCCCCACCATCACCGGCAACGACGGCAACAGCAACTGGCTGCTGCAGGAGTATCCCGACGTGTATCTGTTCGGGCTGTTGACCGAATTGGCCGCGCTCGGCCGCAATGCTGAAATGGCGCAACTCTACAAGGCGCGGCGCGACGAGGTGTTCGCCGAGATCATCCAGCTATCGGCGCTGACCACGGGCGCGACCAGCCCGCAGGTTCGCACCGGCGAGTATTTCTGATGGCTGATGTGTTCGATCCTGACGGCAACGCACTGGGCGAGGTGACCTTGTCGGACAAGCTCGACCGGCTGATCGAGGCCGGCGAGCGAGCGGTGGTGATCTATCACACCCCGCAACTGCTGCGCTACGTGCTGGGCGAGCGCAAAGGCACGTTCACGCTGCGCAAGGCCGCCAACCACATCATGAGTGACGAGCCCGACGCGGTGAAGGACTACATCGCCCTGCAGCGGGCCATCCAGGCGGCGAGGGACTGATGCCCCAAGTACCCGTGCAGTTCGGCGAATGGCGGCCCGACATCGCGCTGCTCGACAACGAATTCGCGTCGGAAGCGTTCAACGTGTTTGCCGGCGTCAATTCGTATCTGCCGTTTCCGAGCTTGCAGCCGTTCAGCCCGTTCAAGCTGCCGGGGCCGGTGTGCGGTCTGTACTCGGCGCGCACCACCAGTGGCGCCTGGAAGACCTACGCCGGCACCCGCACCGCGCTGTTCATGCTTACCCCGACCGGCTGGGTGGACATCAGCCGCACCACCGGCGGCGCCTACCATGTGGCTGCCGGCGATATGTGGAGCTTTGCCCAGTTCGGCACGCTGCTGTTCGCCACAAATATAAATGACCCGTTACAGCAGATTTCGGTCGATGCCGGCGTGAACTTCACGCCCACGCCGGGATCGCCACCGCTCGCCACCAACGTCGCGGTGATCGGCGATTTCCTGTTCCTGTCGGGGCTCGCAATCAACCGCAACAAGATCATCTGGTCGGGCATCAACGACACCGGCATGTGGACACCGGGCACGAATTTGTGCGACGAGCAATTCTTCCCCGACAACGGCCCGGTGCAGGGCATCGCCGGTTCCGAGATCGGCTATGTGGTGCAGGAGCGCGGCATTCGCGCCATGCAGTTTCTGCCGGGCGACACCAATTTCATCTTCTCGTTCACGCGCGTGCTGCACGACCGCGGTTGCGTTTCGAAATACGGCTTCACCTCAATCTCGAATGCGCTCTACTTCGTGGCCGAGGATGGGTTCTACTCCATTGCCGGCGGCACCAACGTTACGCCGATCGGCCAGGATAAGGTCAACGATTGGTTCCTGAAAAACTCCGACGTGCAGCGCCGCAACATCGTGCATGCCATCCCCGCGATAAACAAGCCGCGCCTCGTGTGGGCTTATCACACGTTCTCCGGTTCGCAGGTTTACGACCACGTCATCATCTTCGATTGGAGCCTGGCGCGGTGGGTGCACGCCACCGAATACGCCCAGGTGTGGGGCCTGCAGGCCTCGCTCAATCTCGATCTCGACACCACAGGCGCCGAGGTCAACGACGTGCACCTCGACACGCCACCCGATCCGCCGGCGCTGCCGCTCGACAGCTTCGCTTATGTCGGCGGCCGGCCGCTGGTCGGTGCCATCAATCAGGACGGCTATCTGTGTGCGATCAACGGCCCCAACCTGCGGGCAGTGATGGAAACTGCCGACACTCATGTGACGAAACAAACTGCCGTCCGTTCCTTCATCGGCGACGTGTATCCGCTGGTGGACGGCGAGGCCGAGAGCGTGTCGGTCGGCATCCGCGAGCGGCTGGCAGACCCGGTGGTGTGGCAAGTACCGCAACTGATCGAGATCACCGGCTCGGCCGCGATCTATAGCTCGGCCCGGCTGCATCGCTTTCGGGTGGAGGTGCCGGCCGGCGCGATCTGGACCCACGGCCAGGGGGTGATGGCCGACGTGCAGCAAGACGGTACGGTGGCGTAAATGGAGGCCCCGTTTCGGCGGGCCTTTGACGCCGCGCTCAACCCGCTGGCGGCGCGCAACGCGCTCGGCATCGAGGAGGGTGGCGGCGGTGGTGGCACTGGAGCCCCGACCAACGCCCAGTACATTGTTGCGGCCGCCGATCCGGTTCTGACCAACGAGCGGGTGCTGACCGACACTGCGACGGTGACCTGGGATTTCACGGTGGCCGGCCAGGCCAAGGCGACCGCGGTGGGCGCCGGTGGTGGCGGTGGCAACGTCAGCAACTCGGGAACGCCCACGCTGGGGCAATACGCCAAGTGGACGACGGCAACCACCATCCAGGGGGTGGCGCCATCGACGGTGCTCTCCGACATCGGCGCGCAGCCCGCCGGCAACTATCAGCCGCTCGATGCCGATCTGACCTCGCTGGCGGCGGCGGCCGCCACCGGGGTGATCTACTACCGATCAGCCGCCAATACATGGAGCCCGATAACCGTCACGGCGCCGGTGACGTTCACCGGCGGCACGCTGAGTGCCGACCTGTCGGCCTACCTCACCAGTGCGGCGGCGGCAGCAACCTACCAGCCGCTCGACGCCGACCTCACCTCGCTCGCGGCCGCGAGCGCAATCAACGCGATTTACTATCGCAGCGCCGCCAACACCTGGGCGACGGTGACGATCGGCACCGGGTTAAGCTTCACCAGCGGCACGCTGGCGAGCACCGTCAGTGCCGGCGGCAACGTCAGCAATTCCGGCACGCCAGTGGCCGGCCAGGTGGCGGAATGGGTCACCGCCACCACCATCCAGGGGGTGAGCACCTACGCCAAGCTGGCCTCGCCGACCTTCACCGGCGATCCCAAGGCGCCCACGCCCACCGCCGGCGACAACGACACCTCGATCGCCACCACGGCATTCGTGACGGCCGCGGTCGCATCGGCTGGCGGGGCCGTTCCGATCTCAACGGTGGTGGCCTACGCCTCTGAACTCGCGCCGGTGCCGGCCAAGTGGCTGATCTGCGATGGCGCCAACTACAACCGCACCACCTACGCCGCCTTGTTCGCCCAGATCGGCACGCGCTTCGGCCCCGGCGACGGCTCGACCACGTTTGCCGTTCCTGATCTGCGCGGCCGCACGATTGCCGGCTGGGATTTTCCCAATTCCAACCGGCTGAACAACAACTGGAGTGCATCAAGCGGCAATTTTGGTGTCAACGGCACGGTGTTTGGTGCGGCCGGCGGCCTCGAATATCACGCTCTGAAAATCTCGGAGATGGAGCCGCATGTGCATACGGTCGGTTATGACGGCAACATCGGCTCGCAGGGTGGGTTCGACTACTTCACTGCTTCCGGCACAACGCCTCGAAACAATACCAGCGCCGCCGGCGGCGGCGCCGCCCACAACAACACGCAGCCGACCTTGGTTCTCAAGTTCATGATCTATGCGGGGGTGTGATGTTCGAACTTCCGCGCGGCATCTATGACGCGCTGCCCTACGACCTCGACGCCGCACTGGCCGAATTCAGCGCCGCCAAGGAGGCGCACAAGCTCACGGTCGGCGTGCCGGCACCCAGCGCCGCCGATCCGTTGGTGGAGATGATCTACGACGCAGGCGGCTACGTCATCATCGATCCGCCGGTCAATGTGTTCGATCCGTACTTTGACATGGGGCCAAACATGAAAATGATCTTGGAAACCTGACATGGCTGCAGTCGATCTGATCGTGACCGCGCGCAACGACGAGTTCGCCGCCCGGGTGATGATGATTTCCTACAAGGTGGCGCAGATGGTTTCGACTGAAGACCCAGCCACGCCCAGCCACAGCGTGCGGGTGAGCTACGCCGGCCGCGTCATCCGCGGCGGCGACAATCCCAAGCAGATGTCGGCGCACGTCATCAGCAGCAACCCGACGATCGCTGCTGCAATCGAGGGCAACCCCAGCGCCTATGGCGCCAACGTGCCCGATGCCGACATCGAGTTTGCGCTGTCGTCAATCTGGACAGCACGCGCCAACGCCTTTGCTGCTTCTCCAACTTCGGCGGTATGACCTATGCCTAGTGAAGATGTTCAATCTTGGTCGCCGACTGCCGTCAACAACGGCACCGCCGACAGCGGCATCAACTGGATCGAGGGGATGCCGCGTGCCGACGTGAACAATTCCGCGCGCTCGATGATGGCGGCGATCGCCAAGGACAGAAACCTCAAGAACGGCTCGATTGTCACCGCCGGCACTCCCAACGCGCAAACCTTCAGTTCCGGCCTGACGCCGCCCTACACCACCATCCCCACCGGCATGCGGGTCAAGCTCAAGATCGGCGCCGCACTCACCAACACCGACGCTGCCACCTTGAGCATGGACAGCATCACCCCAGTGGCGGTGAAGGACAACAACGGCTTTCCGGTCGGCGCCGGTGCCATGCTGGCGGGCGCCTATCTTGATTTCCTCTACGACGGCACGGTCTGGATATTGCTCAACGATCAATCCGCGGCCGGCATCGTGCCGCAGTCGGGGCGGTTGACGGTGACGAGCAGCAGCACGCTCGCGTTCCTGCCCTTCAATGGCGACTTGATCAAAATCAACGGGCAATTTTTCCGCATCCCTACCACTGGGATCGTGGGGCTGGTCGGCGCTGGTGGTTATGTCAATGGCGTGGCCGGAAGCACAGTCGCATCCGACACGCTGTACTACGTCTACGCCTTCAGCAATGCGGGAGTGGTGACGGCAGATTTCCGTACCGGCGGCCACGCCACCAGCGTTACGCCGGGAAATGTCGGGGTAGAAACACTCGTCGGCGACGACAGCCGTACCCTGATCGGCATGGTGCGAACGTGGGGGTCGTCATTCGTTGCCGACAGCTTCCGCAAGCTGTGCATCAGTTGGTTCAACCGCCGTAACATCTGCTCGACCGGCCAGCGCATCCAGGCCACGACCTCGGGCGGGCCGACCGAATTGAGCAGCAACGCGCGGGCGCATTTCCTGGCTTGGGGCGATGAGGCGGTGCACCTCGGCCTGTTCGGCAGCACTCGGCACCAAGAGGGGCCGGGCTTTAGTTGCTACACCAGCATCGGCATCGACGGCCCCACCAACGCTTTCAGTGTGGTGAGCATCTACGATGCGCTGGCGGCCAATGCTTTCGTGCCGGTGGCGGCCAGTGGTGCGATCGAGGTGGCCGAGGGCTTTCACTATGCCACGCCGCTCGCCGGCAACAATGGCGGCACCGCGCTGTGGGATATGTCCTGCACCGCGATGACGAGGGGCTAGTGCAGTTTATTCCGATCCCGACCGTGTGGGATGAATTGGTGAAGTACGAGCCGCTGTGGTTTCCGTTTCTCAAGGACATCGCCAAGCGATCGAAAGAACCGATCTCGACGCTGTGGGATCAGATCATGCGCGGCGATGTGCAGATCGCGCTGGTGTGGGATGGCAGCAAGCCGCATGCGCTGATCGGCATTCGCTATCACCGTCGCGGCGCTGACCTGATCGCGGAGATCATCTGGTTGACCGGACGCGGCATGAAGCAGTGGACGCATCTGCTGCCGCAGATGGAAAAGTATCTCAAGGAGCATGTCGGCTGCGTCGTCATCCGGCCGATCTGCCGGCCGGGCTGGGCGCGGCTGATCAAGCCGCGCGGATACAAGCTCACGCACTACGTAATGGAAAAACCTCTTTAAGCAGTAAAGACGGGCGTGAACGCCCTTTCGTTGTAAGGATCGAGCCATGGGCGGAAGCAGCGGACAGCAACCAGCGCAAACCACGCAGACCAGTTCACCTTGGTCCGGCGCGCAGGGTTTTCTCTCCTCGATGTACGGCGCAGCGCAAAACTTGCGCGATGCTGATGTCGGCTATCAGCCGTGGCCGAATTCGACCCAGGCGCCGATGAACCAAAGCTTGTCGGATGCGCTGCAAATTCAAAATCAAATCGCATTCAGCGAGCGCGGCGGCACGCCGGGTGTACGGGCCGGACTAGACCTGGGCACCAGCCAGATCAGCAGTGCGGGCCTCACCCCACAATTGCAGTCGCTGCTGCAAATGCAGCAGGGGCCGAATAACCCGTTTCTGCAGAACATTCTCGACACCAGCAATCGCCGCATCGGCGACCGCGTCAATGCCAGCATGTCAGGCGCCGGGCGCTACGGCAGCGGGCAGCACACCGATGTGATGTCGCGGGCGCTGGCGGAAACCGCTGATCCGATCCTGGCGCAGGACTACCAGGCGCGCCAGCAGATGCAGAAGGACATCATGGAGGGCGGCCTGCAGCGCGCCGGGCAGTGGGCGCAACTGATGCCGCAGCTTGACGCCGCGCGCTACGCGCCGCTGGAGCGCATGCAGGGGATCGGGCAGTTCTACACCAACCGCGATCAGTTGGCCTTGCAGGACGCCATCAGCCTGTTCAACGCCCAGCAAGCACGGCCGTGGGAGCAACTGTCGCGCGAGGCCAACATCCTGGCCGGCGCCGGTGGGCTCGGCGGCACCAAGACCACGGTGTCGAACCCCTACACTCCGTCCGCGCTGCAAGCCGGCTTCGGCGGCGCCGCGGCGGGTGCCGGCCTGGGTGCCTCGTTCGGTGGCCTGCCAGGCGCCGGCATCGGCGCAGTCGGCGGCGGGCTGCTCGGGCTATTGAACAGGTAACGCCATGCCGCTCGGCTCATGGTACTCGCAACTACCGTCGTTTGGTTGGTTCGATCCCGGTGACCGGCCGAGATCGAACGCGCTCGGCGTGCCGGACAGCCAGCAGGGCATTGCGCTGCCGACGCGGCGCGGGCTCGGCAAGTGGTTTCTGGTTACGCCGCCTGGCGGCAATCAGCCGTTTCCGCTGCAGCAGACCGATACCGGCCCGGCACCCTGGACCGGCCGCGGCGTCGATATCAGCGCCGCCGGCGCCCACCAGATGGGCTACACGCCGAAAAACTTTCCCACCGATGCAAATTTTGATGTCAAGCCGATCGACACGACCGGCCTGGGCTTGGCCGCCGGCTACATGGGCGGCGTTCCCGGTGCCAACGACACGGCGGTTGCCGAAGGACCAACACAGGGGCGGAAAATGCCTGGATTGATGGACATGTTCCAGCCGCGCGACCTCGGCGGCGAAAATAAGCCGGTCAGTTTCGCCGACGCCCTGGCGCAGCGGTCGAATTCTCTGATCGGGCTTGGGCTCGGGCTGATGTCGCCATCATGGCCGGGGCAGGCCACCGGCATTGCCGCCGGGCTAGAGGGCTATCAGCGCGGCGCCGGCCAGGACGCGCAGGCGGCACAGGCGGCGGCGGCACTCAGGGAACGCCGGGCCGAGCGGGCGCAGGCGCAGGCCAATCTGCAGATCACCGACGCGCAGCGGGCCATGCGCGATGTGCTCGGGCCGAATGCTACACCCGAGCAAAAATCCGAATTCATGAAAAACTACTACGCCAGCAAGACCGATCCCGGCGCCTGGATACTCAAGGACATCATCGACCCGAATGACCCCGAGGGCGAGCGCAAGATCACGGTGCAGGAGCACAACCGCACCGGCCAGATCCGGCCGCCGTCACTGCCGGGTCAGGTCGGCGCCGCAGCGGGGCCGCCAGCCACCAACTGGGCGCCGGGCGCCAGCAATGCGCCGGTCTATGGCGGGGGTAGTGCCGGCTTCAGCGCCACGCCAAGCGGAGCACCACCGCCGGCCGCGCCCCGCGGAGCCGTCACCATGCCCAATGGGGAGGTGGTGACACCGCCACCGGGCCTGAACCAGGCCGGCCGCAAGGCGTGGACGAACCACATCGCCACCACGGCTGCCAAGGTGGCGTCCGGCGAAATGACCGAGGCGCAAGGCAACTCCAACTTGTTCGCCGGCAAGATGGAGATTGCCAAGAGCATGCTGGACCCGGAAACGGAAAAGAAAGGCCTGGACCCGATCTGGAACCGGGTTGAACGCTACGGCGGCTGGGTTGGCAACACGCTCGCGCTGCCCAACGACTACAAGCAATACCAGACCGCCAAGGACGCCTTCCTTAATGCGTTCCTGCGGCGGGTGTCGGGTGCGACCGTCCACGACGCCGAATACTACCGCGAGGAGAAAGTCTATTTTCCGCAGCCCGGCGATGATGAAAAGCGGATCGAATACAAGCGGCAACTGCGCGACGACGCCATCATGCGGATGAAGCAGCAGGTCGGGCCAGGCTATCGGCCGCCGCCGGAAGCGCCATCGAAAAAGCAGGAGGGCACTGGCGGGGGCGGCGGCGGCTCCAGCGGCACGGTCAAGTGGGGCCGTGATGCCAATGGCAACCCGGTGCCATTGCCATGATCGTGGAATTCGAGGGCCAGAAGCACGATTTTCCTGACAACTTCTCGCAGGACGATATTGCCAAGGCGCTCGGTACCTACAAGCCGACCAGCACCGGGGAGGCGGTCGGCCACGGCATCATGCAGGGCGCCTCGTTCGGGTTGCGCGACGAGGGCCAGGGTCTGATCGAGGCTGGCGGCGGCGGTCAGGACACCAAGTACAGCAAGGACGCGCTGACCAACCTCGGCTACCTGGCGCGCGGTGCCTACCGCAAGCTGACCGGCGATCCCGAGGCCGAGGCGCGCTACAAGGCGGCAGTCGAGCGCGAGCGCGCCTACACCAAGCAGATCGAGCAGGAGCACCCCGGCGCCTATCTGGGCGGCAACGTGCTGGGCGCGCTGGCCATGCCGGTAGGCTTTGCGGCGCGGGCGCCGACGTTTGGCGCGCGAGTGGCGGCTGGCGCCAAGACCGGCGCGCTGACGGGCGCCTTGACCGGCTTTGGCGAGGGCGAGGGTCTGGGCGGCAGTCTGACGGGCGCGGCGATCGGCGCTCCGGTGGGCGGCGCGATCGGCACCGCCGCAGTGCCGGTGGTCGAGGGCCTGGCGCGCGGCGCCGGCGCGGCAATGTCCTACCCGGTGAGCGTGGCGCGCGGGCTGCTGACCCCTGGCGATGCCTCCGAGCGGGCGATTGGACGCGCGCTGCAGCAAGCTGCGCATTCCGACCCGACCGGCATCAACCGGATCACCAGCGGCCAATTCGTTCGCGGCGAAGCGCCGGACGCCGTGATCGGCGACGTGCTGGGCGAGCCCGGCCGCAAGCTGGCGCGATCGGCGGCCAATATCTCGCCGGAAGCCAAAGAAACCATGAACCAGGCGCTGAACGCCCGCGGCGCGGCGCAGGGTGAGCGGGCAATTTCTTGGCTGGACAATCAATTTGCCTTTCCCAACGCGCACGCCCAGCAGCAGGCGCTCGACGCCACCCGCAGGAGTGCGACCGGGCAAGCCTATCAGGCGGCCGAGCGGCAGGGCGCCGGCGGGCTGTGGTCACCGGAGCTTGAACGGCTGGCCAGCAGCGAGGCCGTCAGCGGCGCCATGAAGACCGCGATCAAGACCAGCCAGGACGAGGCGGTGCGCCGCGGCATGGGCGGCTTTAATCCGAAGATCAGCTTCACCCCGGACGGCCGCGTGCAGTTCAACCGCGGCCCGACCGGCGTGCCGACCTATCCCGACCTGCGCTACTGGGATCAGGTGCGGCGCGAACTCAGCGATGCGGCGCAGAAGGCCGGCCGCGGCACCGAGGAGAACATGCGCCTGGGCGGTCTGGCCACTGCACTCAACGCCGAATTGGACAATCTGGTGCCGGCCTATCGGGTGGCGCGCAGGACCGCGGCTGGGTTCTTCGATGCGCGCGATGCGCTGGAGGCGGGGCAGAATTTTGCCACCCAGCGGTATGCCAACGACGAGGCGCGGGCGGCTTTGGCCGGCATGAGCCCGACCGAGCGGGCACTGTTTCGTGACGGCTATATCTCCCGCATGAAAGACGTGCTGGGGGCAACCAAGGACAACCGCGACATCACCAAGATCCTTGGCGCCTCGGCCGAGGACCGCAACAAGATGGTGATTGCGCTCGGGCCGCAGCGGGCGCGCGAATTCCAGGCCGTGCTGCGCGCCGAAGAAATCATGCAGAAGCTCAAGGAGGCGGTGCAGGGCAATTCATCGACTGTGATGCAACTGCTGGGGGCGGGCGCCGCCGGCGCCGGCGCTGGCGGCTATCTCGGCTTTGATCCCACCACCTCGGGGGTTGGCAGCGCGGTGGTCGCCGGGCTCAAGAAGGGCGCCGACGCCAACATGGCGCGGCACATCACCCGGCTGATGATGTCGCGCGATCCGGCGGTGCTGCAGGCCGGCATCCGGCAACTCGCCCGCAACGCCCGCAATCTGGAAATCCTGCAGCGGGTGAGCAATGCGGTGGCGCGTGCCGGCGCCCAGCAGGGGGCCGAGCGGCTTCCGCGCATGCAGTACGGTGGCCGGCCTACCGGCCCGACCGTCGTGGGCGAGGATGGCCCCGAGGTATTTGTGCCCGATCGGCCTGGCACGATCGTGCCGGGGCCAAACGGGCCGATGCCGAGTCGGGAGGAAATCCAGCA